AGCCAGCGGGTCCTGTACAGCCCCGTAGTCCTTGTTTTTCCTGCGGTGGAGTTCTTTAATCTCTTTAAGCAAGTTGTGGAATCTTTCGTTTTTCATAGTTTAACAAAAGGGGATGCCCGCGTTGGTCAGGCATCCCATTCTGTTTCCAACGCAGTAAATTGTCCCCTTAATATATCAGGAACAAACCTGCCCGTCAAGCCCTACTTCTTGAACTTATCAACCGTGGCTACGGTCACAAATCCGCCCAGAATCGTCCTCAGGGCATCTCCCAACTCCTTTGACAGCCCGAAGGTTTCCTCAAATACGGGAATTAAGGCAAAAAGAACCATTGCCCAGAACCTTCTGCTTTTTAAGAATAAAAACTTTTCTGCCGGCATATTGCTTTTGCTTAATTGTTTATTATCCGACCTTTCTGTTTAATAATCTCTGTATTCCGTCTAAAACCTCCTTAATCGTGTCCAGCAAAGAATATGACAGGGGTATCTTGAAATCTATCAAGGGCAAGGGATTAAGGTAGGTTCTTTCCCCGCCAGCCCCCAATTCAAACATTTCATAATGCAGGTGCGTTCCGGGATAGGGCCAGAACAGCTTGGGCCTGCTTTCTACCAGCACCCCGTTTTGGTAGCAGATGCCAGAATTGCCCATTTGGGCTATGGGCTGACCCTGCCTGATTGTCATTCCCCTGCTGACTGGAAAAACCTGCATACAATGCCAATAGACGTGATACCTGTTTTCATTTCTTTCCTTAATCATCACCCCATATCCTTTCTTGAAATCCTCGTCAAACTCGTTGTAGATATTTTCATCGGTAATAATATTCCAGACAATACCCTCCACCGGGGAACAGAGAAACCTGCCGTAGGGGTTTGGGGGGCAGAAATCCACTGCCAGATGCGTTCCGGTAAAATGCTGGGTGATATCCTGCAATCCTGCTCCTTTATATGGTGGCGCAAAATATGTCATTTTATGCTTTTGACTGATTTAAGTGTTTCCTTGATCCACGAAACATCCGTCTTAATCTGCCCTATATCCACCCTCATTTCAGATATGTTCGCCTGGCTGCTTTCCACTTTGACAGACAGGCTTTCAGTCCTGGCAAATGCCCAGCCAATGACAATTACGAAAATGCCTATCGCCCAGGCGAAGATAACCCAGGAAACATTTTTGGGCGTTCCGTTCTTCTTGCATTCCTGGCATATCCAGGCGTCTGGTTGTTTGGTGTCTTCCGGCATATTATTGGATTGTTTTGTAATCTGTTGACTTTATTGACTTGTAGGCATCGTATTCTTCATCGCTTAATTTTTCAACAATATCAGCGGCCTCTTTTCCCTTCCCTTGTTCAATAAGCTTTCTTACCTCTTTGTATATCGGAACAATCCTTGCTTTTATTTCGTCTTTTCTGATTCTTTCATCCCTTTGTTTTAGTTTTTTGTATAGGGCGTAATCGTTATCGGACAAAGAATCCACTATCTTTTGCGCTTCCGCTTTCTTTCCGGCATCAAGCAAAATCTGAACCTCGTCATATTTGGCCTTTACGGGAACTGGCTCTACTTTTTTTCCGGTAATTTTATTTATGATATCCTCCCCCAGCGTGGTTTGTTGCCTGTATTCTATTGTTGGCTTTCCGGTTGGAGTTTTGCTTTCAAGCGGAATTAAATCTGAATAAGTTTGGGAGCCAACCCCGAACACGCCGGGTATTCCAGCCAATATTCCTTTCGGCCCCATCTCTCTGTAAAGGTCATACATATCCTGAATAACCATAGGAATAAACCTATCCGCTATTTCTGGGCCGACTCTGAACTTTTCTCCCATACTTGTCTGTCCTTTTAGCAACCCCAAAACAAACGAAGCAACAGGAGAGGTTTTTGACTCAGCAAATCTTTGAATTATGTCCAATCTCGTTGTCGGTTTATATCCTTCTCCAAGAGTAAACTCTTTCCCAGTGGTAGAACTTACCATTTTTCCAGAAAGCAACCTTGATATTAAAACAATATATTGCTGAAATCCTCCCCAGGGGTCAAATCTCGTGTTGCCTGTTTTCATTTTCCCAAAATCGGCACTTCTCGGGTCAATTCCGACATCTAATCCTCCAAGTTTTGCCAGTCCCACAATACTTCCAGCCGTTGCCCCAAAATATAACAAAGATTTTAACGCCTCTTTTCTTACAAACGGGTCAAGCTTTCCGTAGTAGGCCGGATTTAACAAGTTCAACCTTGAAGCCATAAGCCTCGGAGAAAAGAATGCCCCATTAAGAACAACGGATGCCCTGTTTAGTTCCCCAAGATCGCCCCTTCCAGTGGCAGAATTAACAAATCTTGCTATGTCGTTTATTATGTTTGGTTTCTTTTTAAGAATGCCCAAATTAGTGGCGTTTTTTACCAAATCATCAAATACATCAGCCCTCAGTTTGTTTAAAAATCCCGAATATGCCCTATTGGAACCCCTTGCCAGTTTTCCAAATATGGGTATTTTTTCAACCAAGTTTGACATAAAAGCCTCCTCTCTTTTCAAAAGATTTGGCCCTAAGTCAGTAAGGGCAAGGTTGCTTTCCCTCATCAGCCTATATGTCGGTCTTGACTTAATCGCCTCCATCAAATTAGTGTATGCCCTTTCGCTAAAAGCATACTTAAACATATCCCTAAACGCCGGGAGGAATTGTTTCAGTCTTCCTATTAAAAACACGCCCTGCCTTAATGGGGCCGATAAGTCCATAGTGGCCATAACCGCTCTCGGAAGGTTGAGGGCGCTTCCGGCCATATCCATAACCTTTTGAATCATCGGCCTTTTATCAAGAATCGTCTTAGTAAACTCCGGCGGGAATACTTCATTTAATAATTCTAATTCTTTATTTGTCGGAATTGTTCCACCAGCCCCTCCTAAAAGTTTGCTTAATCCGTGCTTTGCGTTTATCTTTTCAAAAATAGTAAGGATATTGTTTTTTTCTATCGTATCAAAAAGCTCGTCTATCGTGTTTTGGTTTAATTCTTTTCTTATGCTTTCAAAACTAACCTTAGGCATTTCCCCCTTTAATTGACCCAATTGGGCAAAATATCCGGCTTCCCCAGACACCTTTTTGCCCATAGCAGAAGCCCTTGCCGCCTGCTGGGCTTTTTTTGCCGAATATATGGCTTCCTGTTCCGCCCTAATCGGTTTTGCCTCTTTCAATGCGGTTAATAATCTATTGACGGCACTTTGAAGATTACTCCAATTTGAAGTTTGGAGTTCTTTAACCACCTTTTTCCCCGTATTCTTAATAATATCAACAACCTCATCGGCCTTATTCACTTTTGTAAGCGATTTTGCCAAAAACTTTATTTCCTCGTCAGAACCTTTTACCACATTTTTAAGGGCATTGGTTATTATTTTAACGTCTTCTGTTTTTGCTATTACTTTAGCCGCATTTCTGATTGCGTCATCTCCCCCGCTTGGGATAACATCCAGCCCCGCCATAACAACCCCCAAAGGAATTGAGGCGCTTCCCCATTTTTTGGCAAAGTCCTCCCCGCCGATAAGCAGGGTTTCCTCTCCTATACTTTTGAAATTAACGGGCTTATCTGTCCCGAATATCTTTTTTTCGGTTTCTGTTTGGGGAGTATAGGAAGCTTCCCCGAATTGTTTTCTTTCTCCTTTCGGGGTAAGTAGTTGTTCTTTTACCTCCACACCAGTAGCAAGAAAGGAACGAGCAATGCTTTGTCCTATACCTTTAGCAAATTCTCCAATTCCCTGAGCCACCTTAGTTCCTGCCTCTGATACTATTTGGGGAGTAAGCTGTTTAGCCGTATTGACTATATCATCAAAGAAATTGCCCCCAACAAAAAGGTTGGCCGGGGTGCTTGTTTGTGTTTTTCCAGCCAAAGAAACAATAGATTTGCTATCGTCCTTTTTATCGTATCCTAATAGATCAGCAAAAAAGTTTGGCATTATGGTTCTCTTGTTTCTGTTTTTACCGCTTTACCCACCCCATACTTTGCCCTATTCACTGGGCTAAGCATCGGGGCAAATACCTCATCAAACAATGAAGCGTCCCCAATAGCAGTGGCAAAATCATTCCTTAACCTTAGATAATCGGTGTCATACAAAAATCCGTCCCAGCCTGGCTGTCCCTGCATTTGGTTGATAAAGTTTTGGAAGTATGTCTGTGCTTTTGCTATTGCCGCTTTTTTTACTTCTGTTGCCCTTTCTGTTGCCGTCAATTCCCCCTTATTCCTATCAAGCCATTTAGCATAACTCATACCGGTCCCCCCCGCCCCGCCAGCCAAATCCCATTCATTGTAAGAGGTGGGCTTTGTGGTTTTGTCTGCTTGGGTCAGGTAATCAAGATAATCCTTGGCACTTTTTCTTGCTGATTCCTCCTTTTCAATCTGCGATTCCGCCTGGCTTTGTATCAATTTTGATGCCCTATCCAGCTGTTCCTGGTAAAGTTTCTGGGTATCCAAATCCGTCTGTATGTCTGCCTGAGCCATTTCATACAGGTTCTTTACCCTTCCCACCCTACTTGCCTCACTGAGCCAGGGATTTCCCATAATACTTGCTTCCTCTTTTGAAAGGGCTTTTTTCTTTTCTGCTATGTTTCCGCTTATTTCATCTACTTTTGCCTGAATGTCTTTTAATCCCCCTTGTGCGTAAAGCTCGTTGTATAGCTCTGTTGAGGTTTTGGTTGGTTGGGCAAAGGCAACATTTTCCAGGCCTGCAATTTTTGCTTCTTCCGGGCTGGAAGCTCCCAATACATTTCCAGGTATCTCTGTTTTTCCCGAATATCCTGCCGCCTGGGCATTGGCTAATTGACCCTGAGCCATATCAAGATCGGCCCTTAATTTAGCTATCTCCTGTTTTTTCTGGTCTGTCTCGCTTAACGGGGGCTGATAAACTGGGGCTGGTTGCTGTCCTGGTATTTCCAAAACCTCCCCAACCCTAATCAAGTTCGGGTTTCCAGACCTTGTTTTTATCGTATTGTAATCAGATATCCCGTATTTCCTGGCTATCTGAGACAATGTTTCTCCTGGTTGGACTGTGTATTGTGGCATATTTTTATATTATCTGCCCCACGTCAAACAATGGGGTATCAATTGGTTGATCTTGACCTTTACCCGTATTTTCCACGTCTATCAAAAGCTGGAGCATCCTCATAGCCCTTGCCTCCTCCTCTTTTGCTTTTGCGGGCTCCCTTTTCTTTTCCGATGCCAAAATGTCTGAATATGCCATTCTCAATATCGCCTCATTCCCGCTGTTCTCGTAATTGTCGCTGTCTGGGGAAAACGGCAATTTGTCGGCGGCGGCAGCCAATCTGGTAAATCTTTTCTTCCCCCATATCTTGATTGTCCTTCCGGCAACATTGTCCCAGGCGTATTTATTGACGTAATAATCCCCCCCGTAATTTGAATAATACCTCTCATCCCCCTCCTCGTTGTCCTCCCTGTATCTGTTAAAATCGCCCCACTTGGTTCTGGTATATGTCCTGTAAATGCCTCCGCTGTCATTGACCTGGAGCATGAATATGCTGTTGGGAATGAAATTGATGGGATAATCGTAATTCTCCTGCCCCGCAACGGTGGTGGTAGTGTCATACCCCTCCGCCATTACCCAGGGGAACATATCCCAAATCCTGAGGGCGGCAGCATTTATGGCGTTGTCTATGTCGGTGGTGGTGAATAGGGCGTTCAAGCCAACCGAAACGTCATCGGCAAAGCTGATTGATAATAGACCACAAATTTGTTCCCGGGCCTCTGAAAGTAGCATATATTTGTTTTATTGTTGTTTGCTTAATTGATGAATTGACATAAAAGTTGTTGCCGATCCGGCTATGATATCCCTATTTGCTCCAACATCGTGATATACATAAAACTCTACATAATCATTGGTGTCCAAATCTACAATATCTGAATGGGCGAATGTTTCATCATCTCCGGCAACTACCCCTATCCCCCAAAACTCGCTGAACTTCACCCCATTTTTATATATGGCAACCTTGTAATTTGCCGCTGCTGATATGTTGTCAAATTGAGTTTTAACCTTTACAAAATAATATCCTTTAATTTTTGCGGTAAATCTATAATTGGAAAAATTATTCTCTGAATCAAAGCTCTCTGTATTTAATTGAACCTTTGTCCAGGCGCCAGTTCCTATGCTTTGGTTTGCCCCCAAATATGCCCTTGTTCCTGTTTTCAAACCAGTTCCATTCATTCT